TGGGTTCTGCTCTGGGTGGGCGAATTGCTAATCCTCAAGGTGGTCAATTTTTGCAGCAAGGCGGCAATGCAGCGGCTCAGTCTAACTTTGCGGCCAATGCCTACAATCCGTTTGCTACTGCGCTGACTCAGGGCAGTCAAAACAAAACCTTAACGGATGCCTTATCGAGGCTGTTTAGCGGTGGCGGCGGCCCTGAAGAGCTTGGCGGCACAAACTACTAAGGGGTAAGACATGGCTGAAATCGTTCAATCCTTATTTGGCGTTACGCCACAGGCTTACCAGCAAGCCCAGCAAGACCGCATGGACGCGCAAGCGTTGCAGTACGCTAGGCTTGACCCGTTTCAGCAAGCCAACTACGCCATTGGGCGTGGTGCTTCTGGCTTGGCTGGTGCTATTGGCGGCGCTCTGGGTGGGCAAGACCCTGAGTTGCAGCGCATCACAATGGCACAACAAATAGCGGGTCAGATCGACTACAACAGCGATGACTCTATGAAGCAGGGAATACTGGCGTTAAACAATGCCGGTGATCCTCGAAGCGCAATGCAGTTACAGCAAATTCTTCTTGGTCAACAAGCCAAACGTGCGTCTATCGGAAAGGATGAGGCAGCGGCAAGGGCTTCTGACGCCGCTGCCACACGCGAACGCAAAGAGGCTGCACCTAAACCCTACGTCGTAGGAAACGCGCTCGTTAGCCCAGAGGGAATCGAGCTTTACAAAGGCCCTGACCCGCAAAAGTTATCTGGTTTTGCACAAGAGCTTATCGACGCGGGTTTAACACCTGGCACTGAGCCGTTCCAAAAACGCATGCTTGAATACGTCGCTAACAAAACAAAGGGCGCAGGCAAAGGCACTGGGAACGTCTCAATTGGCGGCATAACCATTGATAGCGGCGCGGCAGCTAAAGAAGCTGGCAAGATAATTGGTGGAAATGTAGCTAATGTTGAACAACAATTCTCATTACAAACAGCATTTAAAGACGCGATTACCATATTAGGTGATGGAATTTATGGTGGCGCGTATGGGCCAGAAAAACAATTTTTAGCTAAATTTGTTGGTGTAGGCGATCCTAAAAAGGTACAAAATACCGAAGTCTTCTTAGCTAATATTGGCGAAATTGTTATTCCAAGACTGGTACAGTTTGGCGGTAACGACTCTAACGAGGAACTAAAATATTTGCAAAAAGTGGTTGCTGGCGATCAACGTCTTGAACCTGAAGCGGTAAAACGTATTCTTATCAGCGGTGAAAAGAAAGTGCAGAAAAATTTGGCTCGTTTGCAAGCTCAAACTGCTGCTGGGACTACTGGCGCTCCACTGCCAATTGGGCCAGTAACGCCTGCTGCCGCACCCGCACCGACAAAGCGCTACAACCCGCAGACACGCAAAATAGAAACTATATCTGGAGATTGACATGCCCAAATACATCCAAGTAGGCAGCGACGTTGTTGAATTTCCAGATGACATGTCGGACGCGCAAATAGCGCAAGCACTCTCGGGTGGGCCTGCTGTTACGCCTCCGTCGTCTGGGTTTTTGATGGGCCTTAAAGACCCTATAACTGGCGGCGCTCAACTGTTGCCCCGTGCATTAGCTGGCGTCACAAGTTTGGGCGGCATTGCACCTAATCCTGTTAGCCAGTTCTTTTCTGAAGAAGCCCAACGAGTTGACGAAATGGCGCGGATGGAAGAACAGGCGTATCAAACGCAACGCCAAGCGCAGGGCGGGTCGGGCTTTGACCCAGCGCGTCTCGCAGGAAACATCTTAAACCCAGCCAGCATTGTTCCAGCTGCGAGAGTTGGGCAATTGGCACGTGCTAGGGGTGTGAACACAATAGGTCAAGCCGCAGTGGCGGGTGCTGTTGGCGGTGCAATGCAGCCTGCTGTTGGAGAAGGAACTTTTGGTGAGCAGAAGACAGAACAGGTTGTGCAAGGAGCAGTCGCTGGCCCGATTGGCGAAAAGGTAGTTGGCGGCGTAGGCCGCGTGTTAAATCCTTTGGTATCCAAGGCTGAGAAAACCATGCGTGATCTTGGCATCACGCCAACAACCGGTCAGACAATGGGTGGTCAGTTTAAGACACTTGAAGAATTCGCACAAAACCTACCTCTAATTGGGTCAAGCATTGAAAACGCTCGCCAGCGCGTTCTGTTTGATTTTAATAAAGGCGTTATAAACAAAGCATTGGGTAAAGTAGAAGACAAGTTACCCGCCAATGTAATCGGGCGCGATGCGATTGCTTACGCGTCTGATCAGGTGGGAGCGCAGTATGACGATGTATTGTCAAAAATGTCTTTTGATCTAGATTTTAAGACGACTAGCGATATTCTTACTTCTTTAAGTAAAGCTAAAGGGTTGGATGCCAACCAAAGACAAAAAGTTACTGAAACTTTAAACGACATTGTGTTTGGAAAGTTTGCCGGTCAAAAGATTGATGGACAAACATACAAGGGTCTTGAGTCTGATTTACGCAAAAAAGCAGGAAATTACGTCAACAGTGCAACCGCCTCAGAAAGAGAGATTGGTGATGCTTTAACAGATGTTTTGGGTGTTCTGAAAAAGGAACTGTATTCGCAAAACCCGAAGCAGACGTCAAAGCTGCGGCGTATTGACAGCGCATACGGCGACTTGGCAGTGATTAACGTAGCTGCTGCAAATTCCGGCGCAAGTAGCGGCGTGTTTACCCCCAAGCAATTTTCGACTGCTGTACGTCAGCAAGATCAAACTCGGCGCAAGACATCGTTTGCCAAAGGCCTCGCAAGAGGTCAAGAAATATCTGACGCGGCTGTAGAAGTGTTGGGCGACCCAACAAACGCAAGCACTTTAGGCCGTGTTGCAGCTTCAGTTGGCGGCGGTTTTGGGCTACTTTCGCAACCTCAAATTGCTATTCCTGCAATGGTTGCAGTGCCAGGCGCATACAGTCCAGGTGGTCAAGCAATTATTGATGCCATTTTGCGTTCACGGCCTGAACTAGCTAAACAATTGGGCGGCATGTTGTCGCAACAGTCCGCGCCAATAGGTAGCGTTATCGCGCCTAGCGCCCTCGGCCAATACAACCGATCTGAGCGAACACGTTAAGGAGTAAAGCATGTTTCCATTGACAGCCCTACTTGAAGTTGGCGGTAAGCTGATCGACAAGCTGATCCCTGACCCAGAAGCCAAAGCCAAGGCGCAGCTTGATCTGGCTAAGATGGCGCAGGACGGTGAGTTGGCAAAGATGGCTAACGACACTGAGCTTTACAAGGCAGAGCAAGCTGGCGTGTCTGAGCGCTGGGACGCAGACATGTCTTCAGATTCATGGCTGTCTAAAAACATCAGGCCGATGGCTTTGGTGGCTATCTTTGTCGCCTACTTTTTGTTTGCCTTGATGAGCGCCTTTGGCTACAACGCACAGGCATCCTATGTTGAGCTGCTTGGCCAGTGGGGCATGCTGGTGATGTCTGCGTATTTTGGTGGACGGACGCTTGAGAAGATCATGGAAATGAAAGCCAAGAAATGACACCCAACTTCACCCTTGCAGAACTGACCACCACAAGTCACCGCCAGTTTGACAATACGCCAAACGAGGCAGAACTAGCCAACTTGCAAAAGCTGGCTGAGTTCTTGGAGGAGGTCAAAGCGCTGCTGGACGGCAAGCCAATCATGATCAATTCTGCCTTCAGGTCTAAGCAAGTCAACGACAGCGTAGGCAGCAAGGACACCAGCCAGCACCGCACGGGCAGCGCGGCTGACATCCGAGTACCAGGCATGTCTCCAGATGCCGTGGTGAGGGCTTTGGTGGCCTCAGACCTACCCTTTGATCAGGTTATCCGTGAGTTCGACGCTTGGACTCACATTAGCATCAGCTCAACGCCACGCCGTCAGGCGCTGATCATTGACCGCGCTGGGACTCGGCCTTTCGCATAAGCGCCCGATACGCCTTGATCAGTCTACTGATCACAGGAGCGCTGACATTGAACCGCCGCGCTATCTCTTTCATGTTTACACCGGAATCGTACAAAGAATAGACTCGGCTGGCTGAGATGTCCTTTGGCGGTCTGCCAGCACCGGCTCTCTTGCCGCCGTGGGTCATGTTGACTCTAACCCATGATCAAACGCCCACTTATTGGGGTCAATAGGTGCTGTCTCTCCAGCAGTCAAGTCATTGCCGCCGACTTTGGACGCACTTACCGCACCATGAGGAAATCCGTAAAAAGCCTCGGGTGCGGTTGCAATTTTTATTAGTTTGTCATACAACGCATCTTGGTTTTGTTTCCACTGCGGCGCTACAGACGGTTCGTAGGACATGTACTGATCGTACATCTTGAGCAAAGTCTCGCGGTCAAGGTAATAGTTGCGTACCCCCGACAATTCAAAGATGTCCTTTGATAAAGCAAGCATTGCGGCTTTGTGGTGCTGGTCATCTCTGCCCCACTCGGACACCAGCTTGGCGCTCCACTTTAGGTCATCGCCCGTTCTTCTAAGTACTCTCATTTCTGCTTTTCCTTGACATATAAATCAGCCTCTGGCGTGAGCCAAATAGGATAGCGCAGCGGCCTACTCAGGCACATGTTTCCAGATTTCCTGACTACGCCAATGACGATATTTGTTATCGCTATCTTGTCTTCAACTGACATAGCTTTCCACTCTTGTTCTGTCATGCTTGTTCCCTTGGTGGTGTGCATGTGTGAATCGTGGTCAGGTCAGCAGTGCGCTTGCCGCACCTTGGGCAGAAGTTGCGCTCCTCTGGCTGTGCCAAAACTTGCTTAATTGCAATCAGGGCATCAAGCCTGCGCCGTTTAAAGTTGGAATGTTCAAGGTTTTCCAGTGCTATCTGCGCCAGCTTCAGTGCTTCGTCTTTGGTCATATCAGCAAGCTCCACATGTAAAGCCCCGTAAAGAAAAACAGAACCGCTATCACCACCAGCGCCACCAAAACGAAACCGACTACAACACTGCCAACCATCTGCCACGCTTGCGGCACTGGCGGGATGTCGTCAGGCACGATTGGGTACGGCTTGACCTTGCGAGTTAACTCCGGTTGTGTAATCACAGTATTCTCAAACCGCGCCTCGCCCTTCAGCCCCGCATCCGTAAATTGGCAGTAGTGATCGCACTGTGGCGTATGTGGGCAGATACCCCCTGCATCGCATATTTTGGTCATAATCATGTTGCACCCCGTTGTTTAAGCATGGCGTCTGCCACTTTCCACGCAGACTCTTCAATCCAAGACTGCCCAGCCTTTAAAATTTGCTCTTGAAGTTTGGGGTTCGCCAGCATTCCTTGCATCGCTTTGCCAGCAAAGTAGTCGCGCAGGGACATTCCTGCATGTATTTCGATAGGTACGGGTTCGTCACATGCGTGAATAGCGCCTACTATTGGAAGTCTCACTGGAAATGCTGGCCCACCTGTTTCTTTAATCATGTTGTCTCCTTGTTTATTGTTGGAGCCTCGTCTACTACTAGATACGCCTTTAAACGCTTAACTCGTTGCTTGTTGTAGTTCACTAGCGCTTGGGCGTACTCGACACCACTCTCAGCTTGCAGCAGAGCGTGTTCAGCGTGCATCAACTCATGCGTGACAGCTTGCATCGGCGTAACGGTCTTCAGCATCAGTTTTAGTTCTGTCCAGATGTACTTAAACATCATTTTGTCTCCGTAACTTTAACAACCCGTTGAGATCGGCCAGATGATGCCAAGCGGCGTTCTCCTGTATCAAATATAAAACCTTTACGCATTAAAGGCGCAAACCTTGGCGTAATTGAATGACTGCGTAGGTGGGCAAGTTCTCTTTCAACATCATCAGCAATGCAACCATTTGGGTGTTTTTTAATGACTTCATAAACCATTGACTCTATTTGGCTAGTTTCAACAGAGTTAGCAGCAGCTTGACTTGTATCTGGGTAATTGTTACGAACAATTTTTTTGGGATGAGTTCCAAAAATACGCTGGAAAA